CGATCGCGCTTTCCCCGCCCGCCGCGGGAGGTGCGACAGACGGGGACGACGCCGCCGAACCGGGAGACCCGACCGGCCCGAGCAGCTCTTCGACCTCGGGATCGTACATCACATAAGGACCCGAAGCGGGCCGAGACCGCCGCCGAGCTGACGCTGAAGGTCGGCGATGTAGGCCGTCAGCTGGGTCAGGTTGGCGGCCGTGTAGGTGATCGTCTCGCCGTTGGAGTCCCGCACCTGGGCAACCGACTTACCGATCGCGAGCGCGTGGCGCGCTGCAATCGCTTCGTCCAACTGCTGTTGAAGGGTCGCCATATCGGCTTCGAACTCACGCGAGGGATTCGGCCAGCTTCGCCAAGTCGTAATCCACCTTTTGTGGTTGGTCCAACTTTTTGTTGATATTTGGGTCACAGACAAGCTCGTTCTCGTCCCAGGTAGCCGCCCACTTCGGCGGGCTGCGCCAGTCGATATGCTCCAGCCGGATCTCGCGATACAGGCAGAGCGCGGCGTCGTAGACCAGCAAATCCCAAGCCTCGTTCCGCTTGCCCGACGGGTTCATCCAGCCCTTCGGGGTCGGGACCTCCGCTGTAAGCTGGGTGTAGAGCCAGTTCTCCGCCCAGGTCGGCGTGTGCAGCATGCCGAAGGCGCGCATCTGGTTCGACCCGACCTCTTTACGGCCGAGCATGGCGGCCATCTGGTCCTTCATCAGGTTCGTGTTGATGAAGAGCACCGGCACGTCCCCGCGGGCGCCGGAATGGCGGTCCTTCCGCTGCGCGTCGGGATAGCCGAGCCGGATGCGCGGCTGCGACGGCTTCGCCTCACCCTTCACCAGCAGGAACTTCGGCCACAGATCGTCCGACCAGGCTTCGTCCTCGAGCGGCGTCTCCGCGCCGGCCGGCGGGCCGTTCCGCAGCCAGCGCCAGAACGCATAGGCGTTGGTCGTCACACCCTCCCGGCCGCCAGAGTCGCAGCCGGACATGCGCATGGCCATGCGGCGGCCGCTGCCGTCGGCCAGCGGATAGGTCCGGCGGATCACCTCCGGGACCAGGCGCTTCCAGTCCTCCGGGTGCCCGGCCGGGTCGATCGGCAGGCGGTCGCCATCCTCGTCCTCCCGCGCCGACTTGCGGATCTTGAACATGTCGACCAGCCAGACGTCGCCGCCCTCACCGTGGCCGTGGACCTGGACCACGAAGCTGCGTGCCTGAACGTCGACCGTGGCCACCAGGAAGCGCGTCCCTTCCGGCACGACGGGCTCTTCCTTGCTGCCGCCCCAATCCTCCGCCCGGTCCTTGATCTCCTGCGGCAGCCGGTCCGACTGCATGGCCTTGGAGACGTAGGGGAGTCCCTGGTCGAGGTTCGTGGTCGACTTCAGCGCTTCCTCTGAGCCCGTCGTCTCGTATTCCTCGACGGCCGTGAGGTAGTTGAGCACCAGCTTCCGCCAATCCGAGAACGCGGCCGCCGGCCCCTTCATCCAAAACGACGCAATGTCGGAACGCCGCGCCCGCCCCTCCATGGAGCCATCTGGCATCCAGACCTGACCCTCCTTGACCCAGCGCCCGCCCTCGTTGAGCTCCTGCTTGAAGTCAGGGGCGATCGGGAAGCCGTCATGCGGACAGACCAGGACGGCCTGCTCAGCGGCCTCCATGAAGTCGTCTGACTTCGGGTAGCTGAGCAGCTTGAAGTCCGGTTCGAACGTCTCGCGGCATTGCGGGCAGCGCCAATACCAGCGGCGCCGATCGCCGCGGTTGTAGATGGCCAGGATGCCTTCGCAGGGCGGCGCCTCGTGCGGGGTCGCGGGGATCCACTTCGGGTCGGAGACCGGGAAGCCGGGCGAGGCCTCGGCGACACACATACCGAACCGCTTGAAGGTCTCGGCCCGTTTGCGGGTCAGGTCGAAAGGATTCCCCTCCCCGTCCACGTTCTGGCCCATACGGTCGTAGTCGTTGATCCAGAGTCGCGGGATCGTCTTACCGCTGAGCTCCGTGATCGTCGGCCACTTGATCAGCAGCCGCATGCCCGAGAGGAACTTCTTGTCGAAGACGTTGTCGTTCTGGCGCCCGGGCACCAGGCGCGAGCCGATCTCCGTCGGCCGCTTCTTGTCGCGGTTGTGGAAACAGGCCTTCTCGAGGTCGCCCTGGCTCCAGTCGCGCGCGGTCGCCTGCGTCATGTGGACGACCATCATGTCGGCCGGGTCGCAGATCGACGTGTGGATGAGCCAGTTGAAGAACATGTCGGACTTGCCGGTCCGCGCCGGCCCGACGAACGCCATGCCCGTGAACTGGGTGCTGGTGAGCGTGTCCATCGGCTCGACCAGGTACGGCGTCTTGGCGTTGGACCAGTAGCCGACGAAGCTGCCCGGATTGTTCAGATAGCGGTACTTCTCGGCCGCCTGGCTGACGGTGAGGCGCTCCGTCGGCCGGACACCCTCGGCCGTAGCGAGGACGAGTTGCTCGAGGAACTGGTAGGTCATGCGGCGAGCGCCCAGGCGAGAAGTTTCTCCGGCCGCAGGTCCGCGGCGATCCGCCGACGCGCGATTTCGGCGTACTCCGGATTGAGCTCGATCCCGATAAACCGGCGCGACTGTCGAGACGCGACCAGTCCAGTCGTGCCTGCACCGAAGAAGGGGTCCAACACAACGCCGCCGATCGGCGCGCCAGCCAAGACGCACGGCTCGATCAGTCGAGGCGGATAGGTAGCGAAGTGTGCTTCCTTGAACGGCTGGCTACCGACGGTCCACACGGAGCGGCGATTGCGCATCTCTCGCGCTCCGATTGCAGAGAGCCCAGCCTTCGTCCGCAACAATTCGTCGTCGGCCGCCTCGTATGCCGTTCCGTATTTGTGTCCGTTGTTGCCCGGATCGCGTCCGGTCGCCGCTTCCTTGATGGCGTCAACATCGAAGTAATACCGAGGCCCCTTAGTCAGCAGGAAAATATATTCATGGGCCTTGGTGCATCTATCGCGCACGCTCTCCGGCATCGGATTGGGTTTTGCCCAAATGATGTCCTGTCGCAAGAACCAGCCGTCGGCCTGGAGCGCAAAGGCAACGCGCCACGGAATACCGATGAGGTCTTTGTTCTTCAGGCCGCCGCCGTGCGGAGCATTACCGCCGCCCCAGCGCTTCGCATTCCGCTTCCCGCGAACGATCATCTCAGCGGAAGCGACCCTGCAGCGAGCAGCCGCGACGCTGCGGTTCGCCATCTGGCCGGTTTCACCTTGCGGCCCAGCCCGCGCGCCAGCGTAACTGTCGCCCAGGTTCAGCCACAAGGTGCCGTCTTCGCGAAGCACGCGACGCACCTCACGGAACACCTCAACAAGCTCGGCAACGAATTCGTCGGGCGTCTGCTCGAGCCCGATCTGGCCGTCAACGCCGTAGTCGCGCAGGCCAAAGTAGGGCGGCGATGTCACGCAGGTATGGACGCTGTTGTCCGGTAGCGTCGCCAACATCTCCCGGCAGTCCCCGATCAGGATCATCCCACCAGGTCCTCATCGTCATCCAGATCGAGGTCTTCTTCCTCCGGCAGCACGCCCTCGTCCTCGGCCAAGCGGCCGGCGAGGTTCGGCGTCTTCCGCTGCCGCGGCAGCTTCATCAGCTTGCCGTGGATGTCCTTTTGCAGGTCGTCGGCGAGCTCGATCAGCTTCTCGCGCTGCTCGTCCGAGAGGTCCGTATTCTCGGCGAGCGTGTCAGGCCACAGCTGCAGGCTGTCGCGGATCCGCATGAAGACCTCGCCGAAGACATCGAGCACGTCCTCCGTGCGCCACAGGTTGCCGGCCACCAGCTCGTATTTCTGGCGCTTGAGCATGGCCTCCCAGTAGGGGGCCTGAAGGTGGGTCGGGAGGTCCTGAACCCGGAAGCTTTTCAGCTGCTCCTTCAGGTCGCCAACCGGCTTGACCAGGTGCGCGGCCGCCTGCCGGAAGTCGTAGAGCGGCGTGTTTCCGCGCTCGTGCGCCACCGGCGCCAGGTTCAGCAGCCGGGTCTGGACGGTCCGCCGCTCCATGGCGAACACGTTCATCAGGAAGGTCACGTTGACCGGCCGGCGGAACTCCTGCCAGTCGGGCATCGCGGCGGTGAGATCGGCGGGCGGCGGCTCTTTGCGAGGACGGCCGGGCCCCCGCTTCGGCGGGGCTTCGCTCATCCGATCAGATCCGCGACTTCCGGATCAAGCTTCTGGGCGACCCACAGGTCCACCGCCGAGCCCGACCAGACCGACACCTTGTGCGAGATGCGCCGCGGCTGCGGAAACTCGCCAAGCTTAGCGAGCCGGTAGATTTCGGTCTTGCCGAGCCCGGTCCGCTTTCGGACCTCTGGCAAGCGGATTGCGGTGTCGATGTGGGTCATTGCGAACGCATGTGAACGCATGCGAACTCAGAAATCAACTGAAAGGTGATTATCAACGCAGTTGTTGCGTCAATCCGCAGCCGGCTGCTATAACCAGGATCGGCGCGCGGATGGGAAGCCCGCAGCGTTGTCCTCGACAGACGGGGCCCGGCCACTCCTCCCTGGTGGTCGGGCCTTTCTCTTCAGCCGACCAGTTCTCCAACGGTCGCCTGGCGATCGAGATAGTCGCTCCACCACTCCATCATTTTGCGCCGCTCGGGCAGCCACTCGGCGGCGTTGTAGGCCGCCCGAACCTGGTCCTGGTCGACGTGGGCGAGCTGCCGCTCAATCCAGTCCCGATTGAAGCCCGCCTCGTTCAGGATCGTCGAGGCCATGCCGCGGAACCCGTGGACCGTCGCCCGACCATGGAAGCCCATCCGGTACATGGCGTACAGCATCGTGTTCTCGGAGATCACGCCCGTGTTGGTGGCCGCCGGGAACATGAAGCCATCGCGCTTGCCGTGCAGCTTCAGCAGCTCCTTCACGATGACCACCGCCTGCGGCGAGAGCGGGACGACGTGCGGATTGCGCATCTTCATCCGCTCCGGCGGGATGCGCCACAGCGGCTCCTTCCCGTCCAAGCCCTCGAACTCCGGCCGTTTCGCGAAGCGGAGCTCCGACGTGCGAACGAAGGTGTGCATCACCAGCTTCAGCGCCAGATGCGTCAGTTTGTCCCCGTCGTAGCGCTCCAGCGCGTCCATGAAGTTGGGCAGTTGCAGCTTCGGCAGAGCCGCGCGCCGCCGCGGCGGCATGGGCGTCTTCAGCGCGTGGTTGAGGTCGGCCGCCGGGTTGTCGTCGCAAAGGCGCTCGGCCTTGGCGTAGCGGAAGATGTCGACGACGTAGTTCTTGATGCGGTGCGCCATCTCCACGGCGCCGCGCTCTTCCACCTTGCGAAGCGCCGTCAGCACGTCGTCGGCCGTTACCCGGTCGATCGGCTTCCTGCCGATCTGGCTAATGATGTCGTCCTCGACCCGCGACCAGATGCGCGCGGAGTAACTCTCCACCCAGCCGCCCTTGCGCG